CTCGGCGGTATGAAAGTACCCAAGGTGACGAGTCTTTTTGTCCACCGTGATAGTGGCTCTCCATTTATCTGCGTGTTTCGCAAAACCCACACCCCTATATCCACTAGTGTTAGTCTTTCTCACCGTCAATCGCTTGTCTCTGGCGTAGTCATACCTACGGTGGCACGGCACACATAGCCTCAACCAGTCGTCCCTCTTTCGTTTATACTCGCCACTAACATTAGCCCAGTGATAAGCCCTTAACTCTGTTGTTAAGCAGTGGACACACTCTTGCGGTTTACCGAAGTGATGTGAGACCCATAGGTGTTTTGCCACATAACCAGCCTTGTCGCCCTTCCACTTGTTATTTGATGCCCCGGCGTTCATGCCCTTCTTAAATTGAGTAGATAGACTTAACCGCTCGCCTGGTTTTATCTGGTGAGAGATGAGCCAGGGAGCGGTCTTGTCTTTTTGAGCACATACCCGAGAGCAGTATTTACGCTTGGTCCACGAATTGACTGAACAATTCTGTGGTTTCACGAACTCACTGCTACACACGGGACAGGTTCTATGTTGCTTCATAACTCGAGTATATCAAGCTAGTAGAACGTTGTCAAGTGTATACTTATCAGGCGGTTGCTCCACACTTAATGTCAATCAACCATGAAGAGTTAAGTGTTTTACAGACATAACTGGACGCCCAAGACACCATTGAGAAACGTCCAGCAGGGTTGCCAGAGTCAATCTTAGTGTGTGGGATGATGTAAAGCTGTGGCTTATCACCAACTAGGTCGGTACAACCGAAAGCGTCAGCACCATGCACGAAGTTGCTGTAAACAGTAACTGTGCTTGATACGCTTTTCTGGTTGGCTGTTTCAAGCAAGCGAACACCTAGAATCTTGCCAAGCTCACCATTGTAGAGCTTTGTGGCGTTGTTGTCGTAGATGTCAGCGTTGATGAAAGTAGTGTCAGAAGTTAGGTCGTAACCAGTATCAGGACCAATTTTACCCAACCATGGGGCGATTTTGTCTTGGTAACGGCGAGCCTTATTCTTCTTTAGGGTACGAACTGCTTTACGAAGCTCTGCGACGCTTAGTACGTTAGTTGCAGCTACGTCAGTTAGTGCAGTCTTACCACCAGCAAGCTGGGCTGTAGCACCTGTGAATAGTTCGTTTCGAGTTAGCTCATCAAGAGTTTCACCCATGTTTTGACCGATAACTTCGATTTTCTCTTTGTTACCAGCGTCAATTGAGGTTAGGCTCAAGAATCGTGAAATCTTAACAGTGTTACCGTACTCAGATAGGGTAGCGGATACGTTAGTAGCTGTTAGGTTGACTTCAGCAGGGTTTACACCTTCTGTTAGAGCTGTAGTAGCTGTAGCAAGAGGTGTGTGACGGGTAAAGACTACGGTCTTACCTTCATTAGCTGGCTGAGAACGCATTTGTGCACCCTGGTTGTGGATGTACTCGTACTCAGCACGAGCTAGAAATACTTTTTCGTAGTAGGTTGACATTTCTTGTGTCAAGCCGGTTGTTACTTGTGCGGACATTTGTTTTTCCTTTGTTTGTACGGATTAGCGTCTGACTGTGCCTAATTTGGCTTCCATCTCTTGGATGGACATGTCTTCGAACTTCTTTTCCGTGGAGTTGGTATTAGTACTACCTGTTGACTCGGTTCGGGAGAGCATCTTGAGGGCGTCTTTCTGTCCTTGGACAGTACCCCTTTGATTACCTGTGTCCCTTATCCTTGCCATTCGGGAGTAGAAGTCTTGCAACCCGACTTCTGCGTTAATGACTATGCCATTCTCGTCGGTTTGAAGACGAGCTGCCTGTTGGTACGCTTCCTGAACTTCCTTTGTAAAGTCTGCGTCGTAATCCTTACTATCGGGATTGTATACAGGGTGTTCAGTTAGCACTGTCTGGGCGTCGCTCTTTAAACCTGCGTTTAGGTCGGCTATGTAGTTACGGGTTTCCCTGAACTGCATCTCCTGTCTAAGTGCTTCGATTTTGGCGTCACTTTCGCTTAATCCTTCAGCGATAAACTCGTCTTGCCCTTTGGGGGCGTAGGTTTCATCTACTTGCTTCAGGACATCTTGTCGAGTCTTTTGACTATTTTGGATGCGTTGTCGTGCCATTTCGTCGTTACGACGTTTCTTGGCTGCCTCATCATCCTCGCTCGAACTTTCTGTTTCTTCGGCTTTTTCGCCTTCCGTTTCCGTCTCTTCGCTTTTCACAGCTTCCGTGCTGGTGTCGGCTTCTTTGGTTTCTGTTTCCTCTGCGGCAGTCTCTTTGATTGGAGTTTGCTCTGCTACGCTAACTGTTTCTTGAACCTCAGTTGCTGGGGCTTCTGTTGTTGTGGTTTCTTCGGCTTCAGCCATAAGAACTCCTTTTATTCAGCCAATAAATCAGTGGCGAGCTGCAACAGTACGTTGTGGGCGGGAGTAAGGGAACTCCGAATTCTTTATAACCCATTTATAGAGAGTTCGCAAATACCTTATTGTCGCTTCTGTTATTTTGTTGCTCTTTCTGCGTAGCCCAACGGCAATTACTCGGCTCATAGTCCTTATCGTTGTTTATTCAGCCAATAAATCAGTGGCGAACCGCAATCCGTAAGGGGATGAGTCTAGTGCGGTGGAGGACGCACTTAGGATGGTCCATTTTTGGGCTGGGAGGGAGTGAACGCCGCCCGACCTTTTTGTAGGCCATCCTAGCTACGTCTTTCGTCTACTATTTGGTACTTTCCTCCTTCCATAATTAGCATTTTACCAGACGGGATAGGAATAGCCTGAGAAACACAGCCAGAACAGGTGTCATAAATCATATAGCCCTCTTGTCGCCATGAGTGTGAGTCGAAATTAACCTTCGGGGCGTCGAATACCTGTGTAGTCTGCGGCCAACTCTCTACTACTTTGGCTTCTTGCTGCGCTTCAGTCTCAAGAATCATAGTTGCCCCTTAAATGTCTCGTATTGTTGCTTCTTAGCCTCTAAAATACCCTTAACGAGTTGGTGGGCGAGGACTTGGGCTTCAATACTGACCTTTCGGGAGTATTTAACGCCATTTACGGTAAGTTCGGTGATTTCTATATTCATTAAACTGTCTGAGTCGGCAATTTGCTCGTCAAACCACGCTGTCAGGTCATCCATAATAGGAGCACCAGAGGCTACCTTGGCTGTGTCTACCTGTTCTGCCTCAGTTGTCACTCTTGGGTCTGACGAGTACGCTTCGCCACTATTAGGATAGTCCATTATTGTGGTGCTCCTTGCATTTGTTGAACTGGTGCTGGTGGTTGAGTGGCTGAGTGAATCCCTAGAGCCTGGTCGTGGGCCTGTTGTTGTGCTTCCATGGCTAGTTTAGCTCGCTCTAATTGCTGTTGGTGGGATTGCTGTTGAGCTTTTAGTTGTAGGTCAGGGGTAACTGGATTAGCTGGTGTCTGTCCTTGGCTTGGATGGTAGCCGTCAGCCATTTCCATTTGACGCTTAATGTCATCTGGTGCGTCCTTGTAGTTGATTAACTGTTTAGGGGCTTGGGCTTGTGGGGCACCTTGAGGAGCTCCGCCCATTTGTGCAGCAACGCTTTGCGGGGTGCCTGTCTGTTGAGCCATTTGTGAGGCTTGAGCAGGGTCTAGTATCTGAGGAGCGTTGACTTGAGCTTGAAGTTGTTTGTGGGTGTCCTTCTTGGGGAAGATTTTGTCTAGTCCGTTAATACCGATTTCTTCAACGATAGCTCGGTAAAGGGCTGGGATAGTTTGCTGAACTTCTGGGTCGGGGATTTTAAGTGCTAGTTCAAGGGCTGAGGTTAATTTAGTAGCGTTGTCGGAGTCTTCTTCTTCCTCGCTCGAGCTTGGGTCTACCCTGAAGCCAAACTTAACGTCTTTGATTTTAGAGTAAGGGACTTTGAGGGTTTTAGATTTCTCGTCATAGAACTCGTTTAATGTATCGAGGGTTGTCATCTCTAGCTTGTCGGTACTGAGTTCAAGCTTCTCTGTGCCTTCCATTTGTGCGAAGAAGATGTTTAGTGAAGTCTCGAACTGACTTCCAGCCCAAGCCTCATACTGTTTACGCATATAGTTGTCTGAGATAGATAGTCGAGCTGTCTGGGTCTTCACACCAACAGGAGTCTTAGAGAAGCCTGGGTTGCCAGAAGAAGCACTGACGCTAGTATCTAGGCTGGAGTTTAGGTTTAGAATCTGACTCTTTAGAAGACCGTAGTTCTGTGGGAACGAGGAGATAGCGTTGTTGTTGACTGAGTAGGGCTCAATCTTGTTGGTTGGGTTTGAGCCCATGTCCCAGATTGCGTTAGGGCGGAACTTGATGGAAGCCTTATTGACGTTGCCCCATACCTGTAGCGGAGGACCCATCATCATCGTTGACATGAATTGGAACATTACCATCTGGTTATCTATGAGGTTCTGCACACCACCAGAGAGTTCTACGGCACCACGTCCTAAAGGATTAGATAGGTCGATATTACAGTAGAGCCAGTCGATAGGCATCTTGCCCCTTGGGTCGGGGTTCACCCATGTACGAACGATACCGTTGGAATCTTCTTTAAGTGCGGGTGCGAATGAGTAGAACTTAGCACCGATACCCTTTTGGAAGGCGTGGACAATCTCGATACCTTCAAACTCCACAGCCTTTTCTTTTTCGGCAGGAGTGAGTGAGTCGGAGTCCTTACTTACCTTAGAGCCGGATTCTTTAAGGTCTTTAAGCTTCTTAATATCCCACTCGGGCTTGTAGGTCTTGTCCTTCTTAATCAGCTTTTCTTCTTTTTCGATAATGCCCTGGATGTCGGACTTGGTGTACCAAGCACGCATAAAGGTGTAGTTAGAGTCGGGAGCGAAGACCTTGCCTCGTTCTGGGAACACATCTTTAATATAAGGAAGGATGAAGTCGGTGTGCATGCGGTCGCCGGTGTTGGTGAAGAATGTGTACGAAGGTTGAACTCCGTAGGTTAGGGCTTTGCCTACCATGTTCCAAGACTTCTGTAATACATCACCCTGTGCGGAGCTATTAGGTAGAAGAACCTCAGTTAAGACGTAATTAGCTAGTTCGGCGTAGGTATCATCAAGTGAAGATTCTACTTTACCTGTTGGGACTTGCTGAAGCACTCGCTTAGGTTGCTCTTGGACTATCGCCGCTAAGGTTCCGTCAGTTACTTTTGGTAGCTGGGGGTCGATTGAGGGATGTGGTCTGTTTCGTGCCAATCGTTCAAACTCGTCAAGAGGCTGAAAGAAAGGCTTCATGTAGTTTTTGGTGTCTTCGAACTGTTTTACGAGGTCGGATTCATCTAAGAACGCCATTGGTTTAATCCTTATTTCTTTTTGCTGGTCATGTACTTCGCTAATCCTGCGGGTACTTTACCTTTTTTTGAGTTTCGAATAGCGGTTACCATCTGGTGTGGTAAGGCTGGGTAGTCCGTCTTTTCTTCTGCAGGACTTTGCTTGATACCTTTTTTTGAATCAGCTTTGTCCTCTGCGTCCATCTTTTTCACTGGTTTCATAGTTGATTTCATCCCTGCCATATTATTTCCTTTTTAATTTAGTGGTTTTCTTTTTGAATTATAGTCTATGCCTATCGGCATGACAAGAAGTAAACTAATAATTGAACGCTCGTTAAGGTAATTAACTATTTCGGGGTCGTCATCGATGAATAAATCCACCCTTAACGCCTTACATGCCTCGTATTTAAGTCTAGGGGCGTCTTTTGGGGCACAAACAATGACGTGTGGGGTAAGTCCAGTCTTGATTATGTTGCGTTCAGCTCGTTCTTGGTTACCTATACGAACCGCAGAGATAACGTGAACCTCTCCGCCACTATCTAAGACGTGAAAAGCTAGTGAACCAAGGATAGGGTGGGCTTGGAGCGTACCGTAGTAGTCAATGCCGAGTATCACAACCAGCTCGAAGCGAAGTTACCGCTAGAAAGCTCTACTCCGTCGTCGTCGGGTGGTCGCATTGTTTCAACAGCGTAACGTACAGCATCCATGGCGTCAGATAGGTTATGGTCAGGGATTAGGATGACTTTTCCGTCTCGGTCGGTCTTCCACATATAGTTTCGGTAGGCTTTGATTACGTTGGTACTTCGCTTGGTCATAGAGATACGCTGGTCTTGAACGTACTGGATACCTTGGTTGCGTGAGCCGGGTCCCTTTTGAGCGCCGATAATATTGACGCCATACTCTTGCATCTCAGCGATAGACTTAGGCTCGGCAGAGTCAGCGATGACTAGAGCGTTAGGGTTCTCAGAGTTCATAATGTAGTCAGCAATCTTGCGGTTGGACATGTGGGTGCGGAATAAAAGCTCGTCGACTATGTAGCCGCCGTTGTAGTAATAGAGAGCCACAAGTGCCGCAGGGTCGTTAGCATAGCCAAAGTCCAGCCCATATCTCTCAAGTCGGGCTTCGTGGGGTATCTCATCAATAATCGCCCAGTCTTTATAGATTTTACCCTCGACCTCACCGAGCTGTCCTAGTCCGTAGACTTGCCACCAGCCTTTGTTGTGTTTGCGTGCTTCGATTGATTTAACAATGTTCTCGTCTAGGGACTCGTTGTCCTTGTAAGTCAGGGTGATGAAGTCTAGGTCCTCTGTGCGGTATGGGAGGATGTCGGTGTAGAACCAAAACTCGTTAGTTGGGTTCCAGTCTAGCCATATCTCTTGTCGAGTACGGACTTCTAGTTGTTCGAAGGATTCAAACGGGCAGTTGTTAGCCTCATTCATAAAGAGGATGTCACGCCTAGGACCACGGACTTTATCGGGAGTATCTACGCCAAAGAACTCTATCTTCACGTTCGGGGCGAAAGAGTAAATGAAGTCGGTTCTGTTCCATTGGGACTCTTTGAAGTAACCGTGCCCCTCCATAATGTTAATGAAGTCTCTCATCACGCCACGCTTTAAGTGAGGCAAAGATTCACTCACCACACTGATTAGTTTGGACTCATTGTCTACTACGGCGGACTGAGCTTTGTCTATGAGGATTAAAAGGATTGATATGGTCTTAGAAGCTGAAGTACCGCCAGCAGTAGCTCTAATACGTTTAGTGAGCTTCAGTAGTTTGTGTGTAGCGGTTACCGCCGTGTACTCTGCCATTTACAGTTAGTGTAGCATTTTCCCTTATATAGCAAAAAATTATTTCTAGGGGCTAGGTTCTATTTGGTTTTAAAGGTACTTAGTTAAATAAAGGGGGTGGGGGTCTTACTCCATAAGGACTTATCTAGAATTGGAGTGAATAGATACGGTTGTACAATTTGTGAACGAAAAGATACTTATTCGTTTTACTATATGTTATATACACTCTTATACAGACAACAAGGAATAAAAAGGGGTGGGGGGGTCTAGCTACAGTAGTGCTTAATAATAAATGTGTGGGCGGTTTTAGTTCTATCGAGCCTTGTGTATGTGTGTGCGTGGTAGTATGACCACTGTTGAGTATGCTATATTGTGCGACATGCCCTTAACGTCTAATAGCCACTTGTATGTGTGGCTTAGTGTGTTTAAGTTGTCTACGTGTTCCCTGTTTGGTTGCCTCTTAACTCGGTGCTAGCACTGGTTGTGTTGAGGGGTTGCCCGTCTTACATTAACAGATAACAAAGGTAGTATATCACAGTTTGTATGTGTGTGAGGT